CAAATCGCAAAAACTAAAAGACAAAAAGGTTGATTTGTTTTTTGTTGGCAATGAGGTGGATACAACAGATAGCGAATTTTTAAGTTATTGCAAAAAACACAACAGCTTAATAGGTATAGAAGATCTGGAACATAGACCGAATCATATAAAAAACATTATTAATAACTTTAAAGATAATTCGTTTTTATGTTCCTGTAGATACCAAAGCAAGTTCACTGGAATAGCTGCTAAAATAGTTCTTCTAGCATTAGCACTTGAAGCTAAACACGTTGATTTTGTTGGTCTGGATGGAGTTGCTTCAGGGTTCAATTATTTAAATCCGATGCCGCACTCCTTTGAAGTAAATAAATTATTTAGAAAAAACAAACAGTCAAACTATAAACAAGTTAGAGAGCATTATATATATTTTGAGAATTATATTAAAAAAAACTTCCCACACGTTACTATAAACAATCTGGGCAAAGGAAGTAAATACAACTACGCATATGAAACAAATATCTGATATATTATTTATAGTACAAGCTAGATTAAACTCCGAAAGGGTCCCACAAAAAATGATTAGACCCTTTGCCGATTCCAACCTATTTGAAATAGCCATTAAAAAACTTTTAGCCTCAAAAGAGATACCAAAAGAAAATATCTACCTTTCTGTCAATGAGCCAGAGTTAAAAAGTATTGGTGAAAAATACAATTTAAATATTTATGAAAGAAGCGAAGAATCAGCAAATAACGACAATTCTCTACAAAAAATTTATGAATGGCACGATAAGCTACCTTTTAAATATGTAATTAAGCTTAATGCTTGCTCTCCATTGCTGAAAACAGAAACTATAGATGAATTTTTTAAAACATTTTTAAATCAAGAAGAAGAAAATCTTTTTGGTGTTATAGGGCAGAAAGATTACTTTTGGGACAATAGGGGTAAACTAATTACGCCTTGGCCAGAGGGACAAACAATAATGAACACAAAAGCCGTTGAAGAGACATATAAAGCCGCACACGTTCTTTATGCTTCTAGATTGGATTTGATTAGTCAAAACAGGTTTATGGGAGACTTTCAAAAGGAAGGTGGTATAAAGTTATTTCCAATGGATGAGTTGGAGTGTTTTGACATTGACTACGAATGGCAGTTTAAAATCGCAGAATTGATTTATAATAATGTATGAAGTGCCACTGTTGCGGGGAAGAATACAAGAAATCTAAATTAAAGACCTACACATGTCCTAACTGTGGCCATGTATACCAAAACTGGGGACAAACAAAAGAATGGGTCGAACAATATTATCAAACATATAGAAAAACCAATCCAATACCAGATAAAAAAGATAGAAACGTATGGTGCGACAACATAAGTAATTTTTTAAAGGATAATTTAAAACTTTCCGATCAAAAAATTTTAGAAATAGGTTCTTATGATGGAATATTGATGCAAAAGATAATCAGCTTGTATCCGAATTGTGAGCCACATGTGAATGATATTGACCCTGGGGCAAAGAAAAATTTAGAAAAAACATTTAAAAATATTCACATCTGCGATTTTATGGAGATACAGGGCCAATATGATGTATTGGTGGCAATGGATGTTTGGGAGCATTTTGATGATGTTTCAGAATTTTATAATAAAGTTTTGGATTTGAATTGTGAGTACCTATTCCTACAAGTTCCAATAAACAGAAAAGTCAAATCAGATAATGTAAACTTTAGACCGCACCATCACTTGCCATGCCTAAAAAGTTTTACAGCTTTTTGGGAAAATTCTTTCAATCTTTTGAATTATAAAATTACTGAAAAAAACTTTTCAGCAAGAGGGCCAGAATTATTAACAATTTTTAAGAAAAAATGATTATATACGTAGACATAGATAACACCATTCTCGATACCGACGGTATGGATTACGCTGGCTCAAAACCAATGCCAGAAAGGATTAAAAAAATAAACGATCTTTACGATGAAGGAAACGAAATAGTTTACTGGACAGCCAGAGGTACAAATACAGGTATAGATCACACAGAACTAACAAAAGCTCAACTCGAAAAATTTGGAGTCAAATATCACAAATTAATCTTGAAAAAACCGTATTATGATTTATTCATAGATGATAGAAACATTAACTCAGAAGAATTTTTTAAATGAAAAAAGTAATAGTAACAGGAGTAACAGGTCAAGTCGGCTCATACATGGCAGACTTCCTTCTTAAGTTCACAAATGTTAAGGTTTATGGAGCTATCCGAAGGTTGAGCGTCCCAAACCACGATAACATTAAACATATTAAAAATCCAAATTTCGAACTTATTGAAATGGACCTTGGCGACGAGCATAGTATTAATGCTTGTGTTGAAGAAATTAAGCCTGACTACTTTATTAACTTTGCGGCTAACTCCTTTGTTGGTCTTAGCTGGAAGATGCCCGTTAACCACTTCCAAAATAACACAATGGCAGTACTTCATCAACTTGAAGCAATCAGAAAGCATTGTCCGAGTTGTCGCTATTACAACGCTGGCTCCTCAGAGGAATTTGGGGATGTTATTTATAGCCCACAAGACCTAAAGCACCCACTTAGACCCCGTAGCCCATATGGGGCATCAAAAGCCGCTGCTAGGCAAATTGTCAAGGTTTGGCGCGATTCATATGACATTTTTGCAATCCAAGGCTTTTTGTTCAACCATGAAAGTGAGCGCCGTGGCGAAGAGTTTGTTTCTCGTAAAATCACAAAAGCTGTAGCAAAAATTGCGAAATCGATTCATCAGGGTGATGCAAATTTCGAACCCCTTGAGCTTGGTAATTTAGATGCCCAAAGAGATTGGAGCCACGCTGAAGATTTTGTTCGCGCTGTTTGGTTAATGCTTAAACAAGATAAACCCAAAGATTACCTGTTAGCTTCTGGCGAAACCCATACTGTGCGTGAATTTGTTGAACTTGCCTTCGAAAATGCTGGAATTCAAGGTTATTGGTCTGGCAAAGGTGTTAATGAAGTCTATAAATTAAGGGGAGAAGTTCCAGTTGATATCACTCTTCTCAAAATTAATGAAAAATTTTATCGTCCAGCAGAAGTTGAATTACTCTTGGGCGACCCATCCGAAGCACAAAAAGAACTAAATTGGAAAAAAACTGTTGACTTTGAAACATTAGTGTGCAGAATGTGCCAACATGAGTTCAAAGAAATTAACGCCACATAAAAGGCGACAAGGAATTATAGGCAAACTGGTAGACGTTCCAGATACCCAAAAAAGATTCTTTTGGGCTAGAGAAATGAAGCTTCTAAAGGATTTGGAGGCTCGTTATTCTCTTGAATTCTTGGAAATTGTTACTTTCCCTAAAAAGTATGATAGTCTCGCATACCTTGTTTCAAAGGAGCTGAAAGAGACAATGGACAGAAAATGGAGAAATTTTAACTTTAAAGTTGACTTATCTAAATACGATCCATTTATTTTAGGAGAAAAGACTGGAAAAGATTATATCCCCAGTGATAATAAACCAAAAAACACAAAAGATTTATTAAAATGAGCGACAAAGATTCAGAACTATTAGAAAAGTTCCTTAAAGACAAAAAGGAAGATCACTACAACTTCGAAGATTCGGTTGATTACAAAGCATCTAGCGGCTCGCTTCAGCTAGATCTTACTTTAAATGGAGGCTTTGGGCCAGGACTTCATCGTTTTGTTGGCATGAATGAAGGAGGAAAGACATCTGCTTCTCTTGAAGTTATGAAAAATATGTTGAATGATGTCCCAGGGTCCAAAGGCTTTTATATTAAGGCCGAAGGCCGTCTGTCCAAAGAGATGCAAGCACGTTCTGGCGTTAGATTTGTGTTTGATCCAAAAGATTGGGTAGAGGGTACATGTTTTGTTTTTGAAAGTAATATTTATGAGACTGTAGTAGATGCCATTCACACCCTCGTAGAAAAAAATGATGATAAATACAAGTATTGTTTTTTACTCGATTCTGTAGATGGTCTTATTTCAAAAGGTGATTTAAATAAAAGCTTTCAAGAATCAAATAAAGTCGCTGGCGGTGCCGTAATCGCCGCTAACTTCATGAAGCGCATATCTATCAAGCTGGCGAAGCGCGGCCATATGGCTATCTTTATCAGCCAAGTTAGAGCAGACATCAAACTTGACCCTTATTCAAAAGCCCCGATCCGCCAAACATCAGCAACTGGCGGCAATGCCCTACTTCACTTTGCTAATTATATCATGGAGTTTGAGCCTCGTTTTAAGTCTGACATGATTTTGACAGACGAAAAAGCGAAGCCAGATCCACAAAAAAATCCAATTCTTGGCCACTGGGCGAAAGTAACAATCAGGAAGTCTCCAAACGAAAAGACAAACAATACAATTAGCTATCCAATTCGTTACGGTCGAACAGGTGGTAAATCTGTTTGGATCGAAAAGGAGCTTGTAGATCTTTTATATATGTGGGAATTTGTGACCCGTAAAGGCGCCTGGATCACCCTTGTGGAAGAGTTTCGTGAGCTTGTGGCAGATTATATGGAAGAGGTTCCAGAGAAGGTTCAAGGCGAAGCTAACCTTTTTAAGATCATCGAAGAAAACGAAAAGCTTTCTGAATTTTTAATAAATTATTTTAAATCTAATATCGGAGAATTAGTGTAAATTATTTTATCAACACCCCCTACAGCTCTCAACGATCTGCACCACAGGGGGTTTCTTTTTCACGGCCCCTTGGCCCTGCTGCTTCCTAGGAGGTGACAGACCGATATCATCCCCAAAGGTGTCCGTGATTATTTTTTATGAAGTTTTTAACCCTATACGGCAAAGAGAAACCTATAAGAAATGCTCGCAAGTTTGAAATCAAATGGAACGGCAAATCTCGTAGTAAATTTCAGCGTGAAGTAAAAAAATATATTTACAAGCACTGGCGACACGACGCTGTCTACGAAGAATTTAGGGTAGCTGGAACTCAACTATCTCTTGATTTTTATAACCATACCCAAAAAATAGCCATAGAGGTGCAAGGTGCGCAACATTTACAATTTGTAAAACATTTTCACAAAACTAGGGCTAATTTTGTTCGCCAAATACGCAGAGATAATAAAAAACTAGAATTTTGTGAAATAAATAAGATAAAATTGATAGAAATTTATCCAGATGACGAATTGTCAGAAGAATTTTTCGCAAACCTTTTAGCTTAGTGTAAAATATCTTACATGGAAAAGCCGAAATTCAAGCAATTCGAACTCCCAGAGAAGATTCTTTCTCAACTTTACGAGCTAACTGGAGGCGCAGAATCTTACAAAGGGTTTATTTTAGCTTATTGCAACGAAGATGGCGTTCCAATCGTTTACACAAACTGCGAATCTCAAATCACAGAATCTGGTTTAATAAAATCTATTGAAGAGTATTTAGAAGAATATTCTCAAAATGGTTACGAAATTGACCAAG